TTTCTTGCCCCGCCCCTATGGTAAGGGATATCAAGCATTTTTTTCTAGAGGTTTCTTAAGAGCATTTTAATCTCTTTTGGCGTTTCGTTGTCGTTGCGTGTTTTCGTATTGATTGGATATCCTAGGATAACGCTTGCTAGCGTTTCATAAACTTTGTTATCAGTTGCTTTAAATGGTTGGCGGTTGCGTTGTGTTTTCATTGTGTTTTTTCTTTCCGCTTGTATCCCTTAACATAAGGGCGGTACTAGACGCCATAGGCAAGCGTTGTGCTATTTTTTTTTTATTCTACTTCGTTCAAGTATTGGTCAAATGACTTGCCTTGCTTAATGTCGTAAAATGCCTTTTGATTGTGTATCTTGAGGGCGTCGATTGCATTGTGTACCCAATGAAAATGCCTTGATATATCAAGGTATACTTTTCCTTGGTTTATCCATATCCCTAAAAGATTGAAACCGCCGTCGTTTAATTGCTTACTATATTTTTCAATATAGTTTTTTATATCCTTAGGCGTAAATCTTTTTAGCGGTATGGTATGCTCATATCCGTCTAAACTTACCATATAACCAAAATTATAATTTGATAATTCGATATGGTCAGGTTTATAAGTTTTTCCGTTGCCGTTAAAGTACACGTAAGCGGATAAACCATAGTTTAAAATTGCTAAATTGAAAATGTTGTTTAAAATACTTTTTTTCATTGTTTTTTCTTTTCCGCACAACGCTTGTTTATAGCGTCTAGTATTGAGGGTTTGCTTTCTCGTTGCCGTTGATATCGTGCAACGTATCCGTCAGCGTTTCCGCCTCGTGTTGTTTTTTAGTATTGCCTTACCTCTATTATGTCAATGAACGGGGTTAACTTTGCTCTCGCTTTGGTTAACTGCTACTATGATATCAAAGATAAAGACGTTTTCAACATAAAAGTTTATGAAACCGCTTACATAGCGTCTACAACGCATTTTTTTCGTGTTTAATATATTTTAATGGGTAAAATATAGGTATAAAATAAAAGCGTCAAAAAACTCGATAGGTACGGCGTTTTTTGCGTGTCGAATAAACACGTTAAACACGGGGTTTTTTGCGTGTTAAAAAATAAGTGCGTTAAACACGGCTTTTTTTAGGGGTAAAAAACGTCGATAAACACGGGGTTTTTTCAGCGTGTTAAAAAAACACGATAAAATCGAAAATCACGTAAACATACCGCCACGCCACGAAAAAAACTTTCTAGACATAATGCACGTTAAAACGTTAACGCACGCCTAAAGCGTTAAAATGCAATTTATAAAATGGGCGTTTTTTCTATAAAATAATGATAGTAAATAATAAGGATATTAAAGCGTTAGCAGTCGATGTGCTAGAGTGCTAAACCCACAATTTAGCAATCACTATGCTAGAGTGCTAAAATGACCCTAGGGTACCCCCCCTAGGGGGGGTGGGGGGGATAGGTGCCGTGCCTTTCCTTTAGTGTTACCAACCCACAGCCACACACATAATCAAAAAAATTAGTAAAATAGACACTTTGTGCGTATATGATTTAGAGGGAGGTTTCTATGGATTTAGAAATCAAAAGACGATTACGCTTAGAACGTGAGTACATTGCGTACGAACGCAGCCGCAACAAAGAAGAGTTGAAGACGATTGTGACGAAGAGCTTGTTAAACGAAGAGGTGAAGTCGGCGATTAAGAAGAAGAAGCCGACGGTAAAGTTTGTACAAGACAACACAGTAGGTGGTAAGGACGAATATGTATTTGTAACAGCAGATTTCCACTATAACGGTGATGAAAGCTTGTTACAACACTTTAATAGGGTGTATGCACATATCATCCAAAAGCAAAAGGAACACGGCTTTAAGAGGATTAAACTCTTAGAACTAGGAGACACCATTGACGGTGGCTCACTCAGAACTAGCCAGCTGATGGCAATTAAAAAAGGGATGGTGTTCCAGATAATTGACGTCTCTAAAGTGTACGCCGAGATGTTACACAAATTATCTAAGAAGATGCAAGTTGAGTTTTATTGTATTACCTCGTCCAACCACACACAGTTACGTCCTTTAGGGACGGAGCGAAACGAGCTCGTCGAAGAAGACTTAATGCACGTGTTCTATCACTACATTAAGGAAACCGCTAAGAATAACCGCAATGTTATGATTTGGGGCGGAGACGACCTGATTATTCCAATCACACCAAAGCACAATATGTTTGTTGCCCACGGGCACTTGATTGGTAATAAGAAAGAAGGTTATCTACAAGAGCTGGCGTATTACCGAGGTGTGCAGTTTGATTACGGATTGTTCGGACACTTCCATCACTACCGGGAGGTCACCCTTTACGAAGGGAAGGGCTGCAACAAAAAGGTGTTCTATGCACCAAGTATGTCGACGGTAAAGTCAAATTACGAAAGCGACAAGAACCTATCTTCCAAGGCTGGGATACTGATGATAGTATTCAATCACGAAAGAGGACATAGGTACTCGGAGGAATTATTCATTGAATAATCACATTGAAGTTGTTGGATGGGATGCCGCCCAAGTTATCGCTGGTGCTTTAGTTAGAAACGGGTACCAAGTGTTAATTACGACGGATGGAGAAATTCTAGACGGTAAAAGAAGTTATATGATTGAGTTTGTTCATCCAAAATGGACAGGTCAATATTTTGAAATAGTAGGAGAAGATGAATAAAAAGTGCCAGGTGTGCAGTGCGGGGGAGATGATACAACCAGACGGTAAGAAGTATGCCGTTTGTAGTATTTGTAATGCGACTGAAATCTTTTACAAACCCCAACCACACCAATCACAATTTCATCGAGACCCTCACACATTTAAAGCAATCTTCGGGGCATACGGCAGTGGTAAAACTACGACTGCTGTAATGTCCATTGTCGAGCACGTCCTGGCGGTACCTCACGGCAGGACGGCGTTGCTCGCACCAACAATGCAGTTGCTTAAGGAAACGAGTTATAACGAGCTGATGAAATTTCTGCCTGAGAACCACATCAAGTACGAAGCCAAGACAAAGGGCGAAGAAAAGATTGTGATGAAGAACGGGCACGAGATTATGTTACTACCAAGTAACGACGCCGATAAAATTCGTTCGCTTAACTTAACTGCTTTTTATTTGGAAGAAGCGAGTAACTCAAAGTACGAAGTGTTTGTTGAGTTGTCTGCACGTTTAAGAAACGATGCGGCAATCGAGTATACAGAAGACCGCAAGGTAAAGAAGTCTAGACTGTTAGGCATTCTGTGTTCTAACCCGGATAGTGGTTGGATACGCACGGAAGTCTTATACAAGTCAGACAAAGTTTATTCTACCACACGCTATCCTAGAGACCCTTTGTACAACCCGTATCTTAGTTGCCACTTGCATAGCTCTTTCCAAAACAAATATCTAGACCCAGACTTTCAAACCCGTATTGGGCGAGGAAAGCCGGACTGGTGGGTAAAGCGTTATATCTACGGCAGCTTTGAGTATAGTGAAGGGCTTGTCTATCCGACCTTTTTAGAAAACATCGTTGACCCATTTAGTATCCCGCCCAACTGGAAGCGGATGTTCGGGGTTGACTTCGGGTTAAGAGACCCAACGGTGATGATAGCACTTGCAATAGACCCGGATAAAGGCATTGCTTATATCTACGACGAGCATTACGAAGCCGAAAAGCCGGTTAACCATCACGCTACCAAGATGCGGGCGATGGTTGATAAAGTCCCTGCGGGGATGATAAACGGACAGATTGTAGCTGACCCAAGTGGAAAGAACCGAAGGGGAACCAACGGAAAGAGCTACTTTGGGCACTATTCCGAGTATGGATTGTGGTTTAAAGAAGCAATTAACAACTTAGACTCTGGGATTATGAAGGTATTTACCTACTTCGCCCTTGACAAATTGAAAATAATGTCAAATTGTTTCAATATAATTAAGGAAGGAAGAGAATATAAATATAGTAGTGGTGGGTTAGACCTTGAGAAGAATAGAGGCGAAAAGCCGATTGACTCAAACAACCACGCAATGGACGCTCTACGATACATTATCCAAGAGCTGCCAGATAACCCAGAAGACTTAGTCAACGAGGTGTACTTCAATACAAAGTCATCTTTAAGACAAGACTTCAATTTTCCAAAAGCATTGCAAGAGGAAGACCCACAACCCGTCACGGGGTGGTATACCAATTTTTAGGAGGTATCAAATGGATTTTATTGTAATAGGAGTTGCTACTTTTATCGCCGGATTTATTTTATCGGGCATCTTTAAGATAGAAGTTAAGCTTTCCAAAAAAGAAGACTACGACAAGAAACTTAAGGAGCTTAATGAGCTCATTGCAAGTTTTGCTAAAGAAAAGGTGGAGTATCAAAAGTCAGATTTGTTCCCAGCGGACATTAACAAAGACTACGGGATACCCAAGGATTTAAAGTAATATGAAATACGAACAAAAGGCTACAAAGATTTGGCAAAAGGCTAAGGATGCGATTGACTTTAGACGTCAACGCAAAGATGGTACTTGGAAAGAGCTTGACTCTTTTGATAGAGGAGACCAATGGAATGACAAGGGCAGTATGCCATCTTGGATACCAAAACCGTCTAGTAACTATATCAACCACGTCAAGAAGCTAAAGACGGGTGAGTTAATTATTGATGACTACTTAGGAGAACTAAAACCACTAGCTCCTGAGCAAGCCGATAACATTTTTTTACTTCAAAAATCTTACGAACAACTATGGGAAAAGCTTAATGTTCGTTTTAAAATTGTTGATGTTGTGCAAACCTCTCGTCTATTAGGGACGGGTATTCTTTATGTTGGTTGGGATGAAAACTATATCGGCGGAACTCGTAACCACCTTTTCCAAGGTGAGATTATGATTAGCCCAATCGAACCTAGTACCTTCTTCTTAGACCCATCAGCTTTTGAGTTAGAAGAAGCTTTATACTGCGGTACCTACACACGTACGACCGTAGACCATATTAAAGCAGACGCAAGTATTAGTAAAGAAGCAAGAAATAGATTTGTTGAAAACCGAAAAAACAATCAGTATGCTAGCGAAGACCAAGCTACTCGTGGTGAAATCTATGCCCGAGACTACTCCAGCTATCAAGAAGATGTGGTTGACTTAATCACCTTCTACGAAAAAGAAGCTAATGAAGATGGCGGATTTTCTATTAACGTTACTTACGTTGCTGACGGTATTGTCTTAAAAGAAGTTAAGGGTATTAAACCTAACGTCTTCCCATTTGTTATCTTACGTCAACACAGTGCTAGACAAGACTTCTGGGGAATTAGTGACTGCCAACTCATCTTACCAAACGTTAAGATGATTAACAAGGTTCAGTCTATTATCGGAACGATTGCTACGCTTTACCAAAACCCACAAAAGATTGTGTATGAAGGTGCAGGTATTGACCCACGTATCGTATCGAAATACGGAAATGCGTACGGTCTAGTATACTTATCGAAACACCCAGACCTACAAAACGTTATTCGTAACGTCGAAGTATCGGAAATCCCAATGGCTTTGATGAATTATATCGAGTTCTTAAAACGGGACATTCAAGAGTTTACAGGGTTAACTGACATTGCTACTGGTAAAGGTGCAGGTTCTCTACAAACCTCTGGTGGTGTGCAAAGTTTAATTGAACGCTCACTTGTCGGAAACCAAAGTGAATATGTGGCGTTTGAAAAGTTTATTGAAAAGCTAAGTTATATGGTTATCACCTTAGCCATTGAGTATTACACGGACGACCGCTTAATGCGGATGAAAGCAGAAGACCCAAATGGTGATGTGGAATATGAATATATCCCATTTACCGCAGAGTTCTTTAAAGAAATTGCTTGGGACTTCAGCATTGATATTACACAAAAGCTGAAACATACTGAACAAAGCAACCAAGAAAAGATGCGGATGCTTGCCGAATGGCAACTCCAGTACTCGCCTGATATCTCCATTGTTACCCCTGAAGATATGATTAAGGCGTTCAACCCAGCGAACCGAGACGTCATTCTTGCTCGTATAGAACAAGAAAGACAACAAAAGTCAATGGAAAATGCTCAAGCGATTGCTCAAACGATTATGCAAGCGATGGAACAAATCCAAATCCAGCAAATGCAAATGCAACAAGCTCAAGCTGCAGCTCAACCTCAACCTATGGAAGGTGGCGGTATGGAAGCTGGTCAACCAATGAGTCCAGAAATGCAAATGGAACAACAAAAAGAGCTTGACCCAATGCAAGTGATTACACAAATTGTATTCCAAGCCCTAAACCCAGAAAAACAAGGATTAGGCAACGTCCAGAAACGCCAACAAGGCGTTCCTGGCGGTGAGCCGCAAGGCGGCGGAGGTATGATGTAATGGAAGTTAAGATTATTTGCCCGATTTGTAAAGGTGATGACTTTATAGACATTGTCATAGGTCTTGAAAATAAGCCTACACATATGCTAAAATGTACACAATGTTATAAAGAATTTGATTATAAAGAGTTAACACCCAAGTGTGAAGGCGAAACTTGCAACATTTAGTAGTAATTTAGTAGTTTTTAGCGTATAACACTTTAGATAGATATTGTGGGGCGTCCAAACCCCATAAAGTAGTGTATACACAATATTAATTTCTACTGTAAAGTCGTCGCTTACAGGTTATCCTCAAGACGAAGAGGGAAGGAGCCACCAATGGCAAATGATAGAGAGCAGTTTGATGTTAGTTCATTCTTAAGTAGCTTTGATAAAGAGTTTACTCAAGAAGCCAAACCAGAAGCAACAGCAGTTCCTGAGACACAGGAAAAACAAGAACCGAAAGAGCCTGTAGCACAAGCTACACCGCCTACTACGGAAGAACAGGTTGAGACGCCCGAACAAACCGAGGAACTCCCTGTAGAAACGCAACCCGCTGAAGAACCAACGGTAGAAGCAGAAGAAACATCAAGTGAACCGATTAACGACCCAGACGTTCACAAGCGAAACGAAGCCTTTAAAAAACTTCGGGAAGAAAAACAAAAGTTAGAACAGTCTGATAAATTCTTAGCTGATTTAGCTTCACAATACGGCTTAACCAAAGAAGAACTTGTTGAAAAGTTCAAAAATGACCGTGTAAAGAAAGAAGCAGAAAAACAAGGTGTTCCGATTGAACAATACAAACGGATGCAGCAGCTGGAACAAGAAGTTCAAACAATAAAGCAAAGATATTCACAAGAAACCTTTAATTACGAAGCAGACCGATTAGTACAAAAGTACAACATCCCCGCTAACCAAATTAATGGTTTATTCCAACAAATAGGTGCACTAGGGATTGATGTCATTAGTAATCCGAAATTGTTAGAAGTAGCCTATAAAGCGTTAAACTACGACGTTGCTTTGCAAAAGGGTCGTCAAGCACAGCTTGAAGAAACGAAAAAACGTCGAGAAACAACGGCAAGTCCATCGTTAGGCACAAAGGGCACAAACGTCGATACATCCAGCACCGATATGGATAATGAAATCGACGCATTTTTAAAAGAAAAACTCGGTAAATAATCTATAGGAGATTACAAACACCATGGCTATTACTAATTTACAAACAACTGGTGTTGTTAATGCGACAAGTGCTGGTTTAAAACCAGATGCGTATTACGACAAGTTGTTGCTCAAAATGCTTCGTCAACTCAACTTTGAATTTGCAAAGTATGCAGTTGAAAAATCACTCCCACGTAACTATGGCGACACCATTAACTGGAGACGCTATGTTAAATTATCCCCTTCGACTATCCCTTTAACTGAAGGCGTTACTCCTGAAGGGAAAGAAATTGCAGGTTCTTCTATCACTGCAGTCATTGCTCAATACGGTGACGTTATGTATCTATCTGACTTAGTCGAATTAGAACAATTAGACGATGTCAAACGTGAATATGCGATTGAATTAGGATATCTTGCAAAAGAAACCTTAGACTTAATCGTTCGTAACGTGCTTGTTGCCGAAGGTTCTGCCTTCTTCGCAGCCGCCCGTGCAGGTTTAGGAAGTCTTGCTGCAGGTGACAAACCAGCAATCGACGACTTCCGTAAAATCACCATCGCAATGAAGAAAGCTTTCTTAGGTGGAAACCGCAAAGCTGGTGGTAAATATGTTGCCTTAGTCTCACCTGAAGTTATGTTTGATTTATTTGATGATGAACGTATGCAAGACTTTATGAACTTTGGTCAATCCAATGCTCCGTTCAATGATGGTATGACAGTTGAAATGTTCGGTATCCGATTTGTCGAAGTCTTAAATGCTCCGATTGCGGAAAACGCCACTGTTAAAGTCCACGACTCATTAGTTATCGGTGAAGAAGCTTATGCGATTACGAAGCTTGAAGGTGCTGGTTTATCCATCATCACGAAAGGCTTAGGTTCAGCTGGTGTCGAAGACCCATTAAACCAACGTCAATCTATGGGTTGGAAAATCAATGGTTTTGGTGCTCGTGTTCTTAACAACGAAGCTATCGTCAACTATTGGTCAGTTCCTGCAAACACCTCACTACTTGCTGGTGACTTATTAAAGAAAACTGAAGTTGTGACTATTACGTTCGCATTTGCGACGGGTTCAACCTCAGCTAACTTCCAAATCTTAGACACGACCATTGATGCTTATAAAGGCGAAGATGGCTTATCCGTGTTAAACCGTGCGATTGAATTAGGTTATATCGTAGACTTGCCAACTGCTGGATTAAAGACCTGGCGTGAAGCTGCGAAGACCAATAACGACTCCGCTGTGCAAATCACTGCTGCGAAGACCGTTTATATCTCGCACACTGCTTAATAGTTAACAAATAAAGGGAGGGCATTATATGCCAATCGAAAAGAAAATTAATACTAACGCTAAATTAAAGGAAGGTCAAATTACAAAGCCTCAAGCTGAGTTGATGACCGACCTTGAAAAAGCGGGTGCTGCTACGGGTTCAAAGATGGTTGACATCTTTATCCCAGAAGTATACAAGGCTGCGTTTGGTAACCCAATGCAATTTAGTGTCAACGGTGTCCGTGTAGAAATTCCGATTGCACAAAAGATTAAGGTTCCAGAATTACACGCCATACACGCTCAACGGTTAATGAAAGCTGCTGTGTTAAATAAAACACAACGCAGGCTAAAACCAGAAGAAGTCTACCAAGACTAATGCGTTCCGCCCCCTCTTCGGAGGGGGTTTGGTTATGACCGAATAGAGGTAAATGACTCAAAGAGGTCACCATAGGAGACATAGATGAATATTTACGACTTAACCTTATATGTCAACCAAGATGTCGATGATACATTTGAAGTAGAAGATATTGTTAGATGGTTTAATAAAGCTATAGCAAGTTATAACTTACTTTCGCCTATCACAACTTACCCAATGTCGTTTTTAAACGATGAAGAAGATGTTGGGGAAGCTTGGGACGGAACAGGACAATATCCAGCTTATACAAGTACACCTTACCCTTTAGACGACACCTTTATGTTAGGTGTTATTTTGCCTTTTGTTTCTTCCTCCGTGCGTGGGCAAGAGTCTTCGTTAAGTGAAAAGCAAATGTTTTTAGCAGAGTTTATGGAAAATGGAAAGAAATATAAGTCTTCAAGTAACGTAGATGAAGACTATCTTAAGATACAAGCGTCTAAAGACTTGGCTAAATACCAACTTGGAGAAAACGTTTACGTGTCAGATATGAGCTTTGCCCCATTTAGAGGCGATTGGACAACCGATACAACGACACTACCAGAATTTAAAGAAGAAGACGAGGAATAGTAGATGGCACGATTTAACTATGATGTAGATAAAACTACACGTTATATTGACATCCATAAACAATTTCAAGGCGGTTTAAAAACTGTTGATACGGATGATGCTTTAAGAGATGTTTATTTGCGTGAAGCAGAAAACGTTTCTTTAAGTGAATTTAATTTTCTCGAAAAGCGTTATGGGCTTCATAAACTTGAAGAACATATGCCTTGGGTCAGCTTGGAAAGTGTTAGCTCCATTGTTCAAGGTTACTTTGAGTATTACGTTGATGCGGATACTGTTGATAAAATTATTGTCATCGAAGGTAAGTTTTATGTTAATAGAGACGGTAATGGTTTTGAAGAAGTTGAATTCTTTACAATACCTCCCGGAGTTCCGTTTTTTGACCTTGCTCCTTTAGGTATTTATACTGATGATGTTGTTAATTTAATGGCGACACCTTCAGCCTCACCATCAAATTATTTTGGCACCCAAACCCCTCGATTTTTAGCAACCGCTCCTATTGGTGGTGTAACGGTCGGTATTCAGGGTCAAAGGTATTACTCTTTTTCAAACGATACTTATTATATTTGTACATCAACCACAACCACCTGGTCAAATCTTGGTGTTTCCGTTACTGATAGTTATCCTTCTGCAGGTTTTGTACAAGGTGAATTTTATCACGATACAACACGTAATCTAAGTTACAAATGGAACGAAGTAAGTGGCAAAACTGGCGTTATGACAGCAAACGCTGAAATTTACAAAGCAGACATCCAAACCACACGTCCAGTAGAAGGTGTTCGTGTTGACGACAAGCTTTATATTGCCACAGGTACCTACCCAGTTTATTATATGGGAGATGGCAAGATTTATGTCATGCCTCAATATGAAATGTCTGATTTAGACGTTCAGAAATTAGGTTACAATGTAAACTCTTTAGATATTGAAGAAGAGCTTTATGGAACAAAAATATTAGCTGAAAATACCAGTCACGGACCAACTTACTTATCAGACCCGGTTCCTGTCCGGGGACTTTCAATTAAAGAAGTTAATAAGTATCCTTTGCTACCCTATCAACTTAGTGGTGGAAATTTAAATTTTAACATCGCTTTTCATCTGTATAACAATGCAACCTATAATTATTGGACTTCCGGAGATAATAATTTTGCTGAAGACACATTACCAGAAACAAGTCCAGGGAGTGGAGTTTACTGGACGAACCCGTGGGCATGGTGGACAGTTTCTAGCGGAACTTATACTATACAAGGTAAAAAATATCAACTAAGCTTAACTACTAGATTAAAAAGAAAAACAGCGGGACTACAACCAACATTTTATGAAGTTGTCGGTTCAGCCCCAGAGTTTGAAATTATTAAATCTGGTGTTGCAACAACAACAACTAATTTAAGTAATGATGGGGCTTTTACAAGAACCTTTCCATCAAATGTTAATGATGATTTAAAAAATGTTTTTATAAACACTACAAGTCTTTTAGCGGGTTTTTGGGATTATCAAGTTGAATTTATTTTAAGTGAGTCTTCTTACAGGTACCAAAAAGACGAAAACGGAAATGATGATAGAACCAAAATTCCAGTTTTTTATACAGACACAACGGTTTTAAACAGTGTAGAATTTAAAAACATTTGGGTTACTACGGAAAGATTAGAAGACTTTAATGAGGCTCCTCTTTCTAATGTTCTAAAAGGAACTCATGCTTGCAATAGAATTATCGAACATAACGGCAGATTAGGTTTATTTGGCAATCCTGAACTTCCTGATAGAATATTTTTTAGCACGGCAGGTGCAAGGGAATACTTCCCATATTTTTATTCATTGCAATTTACTAATGAATTACAAGAACCTATTACAGCCGTCAATCGTTTTATGAACATCCTTGTTGTGCAAACACCAAGTTATACCTTTGGATTAAAAGGAGACTCACCTTTACCACAATCAGATTTAGAAGGGCAAATCTATCAAAAGATTACCATTAACCCAACTATCGGCTGTATTGCTCCTCATAGTGTCAAAAACGTCCGTAATCAGCTATACTTCTTATCTAAAGAAGGTATTTTTACGCTTCGTGCACTCTACGCAGAAGATAACCGTTATAACGTAGACCCGATTGACCGTAACATCTATAACATTGTTCCTAGAGATGAAACCGCAATCGCAGCTTATTTCGACGACCAATATTGGTTAAATTTCCCCACCACAGGAGAAACTTTACGCTATTACGTAGATAAAAAAGCTTGGGTAAAAGATACATATGACGCTTGGAATAGCTTTGGTGGTATTTATAAATACATTAACGATAGTGGTAAACTTCGTTTTATCACTGAACTTTCTCAATTTGAAGCAGGAAATGCTGTCAAAATATTTGATATTGAAGTTGATTACAGTTTGCCAACGGATTTGACAAAAAACATTACGTCAAAAATAACGACTTCTTACCTTAATCAAAATTATCCTTTCCATCCTAAAAACTATAAGGAAGCTAAACTTGACTTTGCAATCCAAAATGAATATAACACTTCTTTAGCAGAATTACCTATTGCAAACTACGCAGAAACTATTAACTACGTGCAATTCACGGTTGATTTAATTGATAGACATTTCTACTCAATTACCTTTGAACCAGATGAAATCGGTGCAAGACCTGCAGCCTATACAGTTGAAGTTGATGCTGTTCAAGTTGCTTCTGGCAATATTACTCAGACTGGTGACAACCTTTCAACGATTAGATTTATGTCTAACAAGACTGGAAATGTGACGGTTAAGATTACCGTAACGGGTAAAATTGTTACTGCTAACTTATCGGCAGCAGACATTAAATTATACGACTCAACCTACGACCATACGGTAACGTTCAATACTTTAGTTCTTTCTGAAGAAGGAACACTTAACGTTGACCCGATTAATAGCTATACAGAAGCTGATGTGGCTGTGCCTATTGAGTTAGGTACCCGTACAGGAAACTGGACGTTTGGAACTAGCAACTTTGGCAACGTAATTGTTGCAGTAAAGACAGTAAAATTGTCCGGTCGTGGGTATAATAGTAAAGTAAGCATTATTGAGGACAGCAAGTCCAAGTGGACTCTTGAGTCCTTGGGCATCACTTACAAGATGAAAAAAGCGAGGTCTAGATAATGGCAATCATCACAAACCTACGCAGGTGGCGTAATGGAGAGGTCATAAACGCACGAGACTACGTTTATGAAAGAG